GCAGTCCACCATCCTCGCTGGCAGTGGCACAGGCTCGCCGCCGACATCTCCTGTCAAGACGGCGACCGGGCAATGACAGTCGATCTTCGGCAGTACTGCCAGCGCAGGAAGGCGGCGCTACTGGCGGAGCGTGCGCCGTACGAACCCGCGTGGCGGGAGGCGGCGGACTATGCCGACCCCTACGCGGGGAAGTTCCTTTCGTCCGACTTCGATACGTCGCAGAAGCTGCCGAGTCGCAAGCGAATCATCAACTCCTCCGTCGCCAAGTTCCTGCGGACGATGGATGCCGGATTCATGGGCGGCCACACCAGCAAAGCGCGGCCATGGTTCCGGCTTGGGGTGTCCGATCCTGCACTGTCGGATAGCGAGGAAATCAAGGTCTGGCTGGACGATGAGACGCAAGCGATCCGCGACACGCTTGCGCGCAGCAATTTCTACACGGCACTTCCGAAGCTGTATCACGCTCGGCATCTCTTTGGCGTCGCGGCGATGGCGTGCGAGGAAGATGACCAAGACGTGGTGCGGTTCTACGTCCGCGCCACTGGGACCTACGCGGTTGGTGTGGACTATAGGGGTCGGTGCTCGGCGTTCTGGTATCGCTTCCGCTGGACGGCGGAGCAAATCGTCGATCACTTCGGCGCTGACAATATACCGGATGCGGTGCGTAGCGCCCATGACGCGAAGCGTATCGACGAAAAGTTCACCGTCGAGTCGTTGATCGAAAAGAACCCAGATTACAAGCGCGGCTCGCACAAGGCCGAGGAGCGCAAGTTCCGGCAGGTCTACTGGGTCGATGGCGGGCAAGGCGCAGCGCATGGCGTGCTCGACGTGACCGGCTTCGACCAGATGCCGATCCTGACGCCGCGCTGGCTGGTGGATGGTAATGACGTCTACGGCCCAAGCCCTACGCTGGACTGCATCGGCGACATGAAGCAGCTCCAGCATCAGGAGGGCGAGAACATCTACTTGACGGACATGATCGCGCGTCCGCCGATGGCGATCCCTGACACGATGCGAAATAAGGCCGCATCGCTTGCCCCAGGCTCGCGTGTGTACCTGACGATGGATCAGGTTGGCACGAAGGTCGAACCGCTATACGTGCCCGACTCACGGGCAAAGCAGGCGGTACGGCTGGACATCGACGCGCTGGAGAAGCGTATCGGCGAGCACTTCTATGCTGACCTGTTCCGGATGCTGGATTTCCTCGATGACCGTCAGCGCACGGCGACGGAGATCAGCGCAAGGCAGGAAGAAAAGGTGGCAATGCTTGGGCCGGCGCTGGAGACGCTGACCGACGAATTGCTTGACCCGGTGATCGAGTTTGTCTTTGCGGCTCGCGCGGCGCGTGGCTTGCAGCGCCCGCTGCCTGAAATGCTGGACGGCGTGGAGCTGAAGGTCGAGTACACGTCAATTCTCGCGCAGGCACAGAAGGCTGTCGGCATCAACAGCATCGAGCGTGTGCTGCAAGTGGCTGGCGCGGTGGTGCAGCTCACGCAAGACCCATCGTCGCTCGACAAGCTCAACGGCGACGCGATCATCGAGATCACGAACGACTTTACCGGCGCACCAGCTCGCATCATCAACAGTGATGATGCTGTCGCGGCGAAGCGCCAGCAGCGGGCGCAGCAGCAGCAAATGCAGCAGATGGCGGCGATGGCACCGGCCATGAAGCAGGGTGCGGAGGCGATGAAGACGGCAGGCGAGACGGTGCCGCAAGAAGGTTCCGCGCTTGCCAGCGTGATGGGCGGCTGACGTGCTGGACGCAGAAGAGCGCGCACAACAGGAGCGCGAGGCCGCCAAGCGGGCGAAGCGTGCGGCGCAGGACTTCCGGCGCGACGTGCAGGGTGCATTCGGGCATCCGGAAGTGCGGCGCGTCGTGTGGGCATTTCTGGAAGCGGCGGGGCTGGATAGCTACGCATACCGGCAGAACCCGCACGATATGGTCGTCGCGGCGGCAATACAGGACAACGCACGGTGGTGGCTGGACGCGATCCGCAGCCATTGCCCGGAACGTGAAGCCCAGATGCGTGCGGATGCGCGCAAGGCGCAGCAGGACATTTCCACCCAGCAGGACAATGACAATGAGTGACGAAATCCCCGTTGCCGGCAATGCCGCAACGGATCAAGTTTCCGCAACCGCGAACGCGGACTCCAAGCCGGTCGATGCCGGCGCGGGGGAAGGGCAGGGTCATGCGGATCAAACCGGCAAGCCGGAAGGTGAGGCGCAAGCCAAGCCAGACGACAAGCCGGAAGAAGGTGTGCCGGAGAAGTACGAGGCTTTCGCCTTGCCGGATGGCTATGTCTTGGATGGCGAGCGGTTGGAGGCCGTGCAGGAGTTCGCACGGGCCAATGGCTGGACGCAGGAAAAGGCACAGGCCGGCGTGTCGGAGTACCTGAAACTCCGTGCGGCTGAAATGGAGCACCAGCGCGGCGCGTGGGGTGCTCAGTCCGAGGAAGAATTCGGGGGCGACTTCGAGGCGATCAAGGCTGGCGTGCAGCGCGCCCGCGTGACCATCGAAGAGCAGCGTCCCGGATTCACGCAGCGGATGGAGGAGACCAACCTCGGGAACCATCCCGACGTGCTCTGGATGCTCAACCAACTCGGCAACCACCTGAAGCCCAAGCCGATGCTCGGCATGGATAACGAGGCCTCGGCTTCGGAATCGCGCCCTGAGAAGAAGCTCTGGCCGTCAATGGCCTGACCAAGACCAACCCTGACCAACCCACCCACGCCGCCGTAAGGCGGTTTTTTTTGGAGAAAGAAAAATGGCCGGTGAAAATCTGACCTTGCTTGACGTTGCAAAGCGTCTCGACCCGAACGGCAACTCGGCAACCATCGTCGAACTGCTGAACCAAAACAACGAAATGCTGCTTGACATCCCGTATGTGGAAGGCAACCTTCCGACCGGGCATCGCATCACGCAGCGCGTCGGTTTGCCCGACGTGTACTTCCGCAAGCTGAACCAAGGCATCCCGACCAGCAAGAGCCGGACGATCCAGGTGGATGAAGCCTGCGGTCTGCTGGAAGCGCGCGGCAGCATTGACGTGGAGCTGGCGAAGCTCAATGGCAATTCTGCGGCGTACCGGATGCAGGAAAACATGGCGTTCATCGAGGCGATGAACGAGACCATGCTGGAAACCGTGTTCTACGGCGATACGTCCGTGAACCCGGAACGGTTCTTGGGCCTATCCACGCGCTACTCGTCCCTGTCGGCAGAGAACGGCCAGAACATCATTTCGGGCGCAGGTTCATCGAACCTGACCTCGATCTGGCTGGCTGGCTGGGCACCTACCACGGTGCATGGCATCTATCCGAAGGGCACGACCGGTGGGCTGGAGCACAAGGACCTTGGCGAGGGCGACGAGTTCGACCCCGCCGGCAACCGCTACCGCGCGTTGATGGATCAGTACATCTGGCGCAACGGCATTGCGGTGCGTGACTGGCGGTATGTGGTACGAATCGCAAACATCGACGTGACCGCGCTGAAGGATGACGCGGCGTCTGGCGCGAAGCTGCTGAACCTGATGGTTCGGGCGCTGGAGCGCATCCAGTCACTGTCCGGCGTCACGCCGCGATTCTACGCGAACCGCACCATCCGGTCGTTCATCCGCCAGCAGACGCTCGCCAAGACCTCCAACACGCTGACGTTCGACACCGTGGGCGGCAAGCCTGTGGTGTCGTTCTGCGATGTCCCGGTGCGCGTGGTGGATCGCCTGACCAACGCCGAATCGCAGGTGAGCTAATCGCTCGCCAATCAAACTACAGGAGACAATCCCATGTACCTCGATGCAAAGAATGAGTTTTCAGATGCGCAGGCGGTCACCTCGACCGCTATTTCCACCAACGTCATTGACCTTGGTGCCACCAACACGCTGAAGGATATCGGCGTCGGCGAGGATGTTTGGTTGGTCGTGCTCACGCAGACGGCGGCAACCGATTCAGGTTCCGACGCGACCTTGGCGGTCACGCTGGAGTCTGATTCCACGGCCAACCTTGCCACCTCGGCGACCGTGCATTTCTCGACGGGCACACTGGCGTTCGCAGCGTTCTCGCCTGCTGGCACCGTGCTGGCAGCGGTTCGCCTGCCATCTGGCAGCTACGAGCGGTATCTGGGCGTGCGTTACACGGTTGCGAGCGGC